AGTACTCTCAGCAGAAATGCTAGACGTATGCAAGAACATGAATGCCGACAGCATTCGCACCCCACACGGCACAATCATGCGTTCAGTTAAGTCACGGTATTGGACTAATGATTGGGATTCGATCTACAGTTTCATTGAAGAGACTGGAGCATTCGGCCTGTTAGAGAAACGACTTCATCAAACAAACATGAAAGACTTTCTCGCTGAGAATCCAGACATCTACCCGAAGGGGTTAAATGTCGAAAGTGAATACACCGTGGTAGTTAGACGTTCTAAGGAAAAATGAAATGAGTAACATTACACTTCTTAACCAAGACCTCCCAGACTTCCTGCAAACAGCGGGCGTCAGTGAGCTTACAAAACAACTCGCCGGTCGTACAGGCGTCAAGCGCATCGTGCCTAAAAATGGCATCTTCCGTAAGACAGTCGGCGGCGAAGAGATGGGCAAGGTCAAGGGTAACTTGAACGCCGTCATCGTTAATGCGTCCCCTGCTGTGGGTCGTATCTTCTACGCAAAACAATGGACTCCCGACGCCGATCCGAGCGCACCTGACTGCTTCTCTAACGACGGACGTGCTCCCGACGCGGGATCAACAAACCCCCAAGCAGATCGTTGCGATACCTGCCAACAGAATATCAAGGGCTCAGGCCAAGGCAACTCTAAGGCTTGCCGTTATTCACGCCGTATTGCTATGGTGTTGGAAGAGGACTTCGGTACATCCCTCGAAGGTTCAGTCTATCAAATGAACTTGGCATCTAAGTCTTTGTTTGGTGAGAGCGTCGGCGATAACACGCACACGTTTGAGAACTACGCCAAGTACCTGTCTAACAACGGCAAGAGCTTGGACTACGTCATCACACAGATCAGCTTCAACGAAGACAACGACAATCAGTCAGTGCTGTTTACGCCGACTCGCTACATTGTGAAGAACGAATACGCAGTGGCAAGCAAAGTGGCCAACACTCCTGAAGTTCAGAAGATGGTCATCATGACACCTTACCAAGCAGACATGTCTGGTAAGCCTGCTAAGTTGGAAGCACCTGCCGCTAAAGCAGAAGCACCTGCCGCTAAAGCAGAAGCACCTGCCGCAGTTGACGCAATCGACGAACCAGTTAAGCGCCCCGCTAAAGCCGCGCCAGCACCCGTGACCAAGAAGGATTTGGATTCCGTGGTGAAGGCTTGGAGTGACGAGGAGTAAACATGACCTATGGCTATAGCCAGAGCTTGGTGTACGCAAACAAAAAAGCAAACACTAAGTCTCTGGGTGTAGTTTTGGGCAGGGCATGTATTCGCGCAAACGTAAGCGTTAGCAAAGTTGCAGAAGAGTTCGGGGTAACTCGGATGACTATCTACAATTGGTTTAAGGGGGACTCTGTCCCCTTTCATTCCTACGATCAAGCGATCAACGAATACATACTCCACATCAAAGCTCACCACCAACCGAAATAAATAAATGTCCCACTTTGACCTGTTAGATGCTGTACTACCTGAAAAGGGTCGGTACTGTGTGTTCGGGCTAGGGAAGTATCCAGATCAGAAGTTTTACGGTACAAGAGCAGAAGTAGACGAGCAAATTGAGACGCTAGTAAGCAACAAGTTCGATGTGTTCTTTGGCTGTGCCACATTCGGCCCACTCAATACACGCACACATGACAACGTTGCTTTCGTTCGCGCACTGTGGATGGACATTGATTGCGGCCCCACGAAGGCTGTACCCGACGAAAAGGGAACCATCAAGGGTTACATCGATCAAGCCACAGGTCTTAGTGAACTCAAAAAGTTTTGCAAAAATGTAGGGTTACCACAACCAATTTTGGTTAGCTCAGGCTACGGCATCCACGCATACTGGTTGCTTGAAGAAACCTTAGTTCGCCGTGATTGGGAGCCCCTCGCAAACCGCCTGCGTGAGCTGTGCGTCGAGCAAGGATTCATTGTCGACCCTGCTGTATTTGAAGCATCCAGAGTACTGCGTGTCCCCGGCACATACAACTTTAAATCTGAACCTGTAGAAGTAAAGGTTCTCAACGAAGTCACTCAGCGCATGACCTACGCGCAAGTGAAAGAGATACTCGGCGCACCGGATGTACAACCGGAAGAAGAGCGGCCAGACTTTATCCCTCGCACCATGAGCCCTTTAATGGAAGCCGTGATGCAGAATAAAGTTAAGCGATTCAAAACAATAATGATGAAGTCAGCAAACGGCGAGGGTTGCAACCAACTTTTGCACTGCTACGAAAATCAAGCCACACTCGACTACAACTTATGGCGCTCAGCCCTTTCGATTGCAACATTTTGCGTCGACAGAGATTCTGCAATACACAAGATGTCTGCGGAGCACCCCGACTACGACCGGTTTAAAACTGAGTTCAAGGTTGATGATCTGCAACGAACCGGTGGGCCGCATCACTGCGCTACCTTTGAGAAGCAGAACCCCACAGGCTGTGACGGGTGTAAACACAGGGGCAAGATCAAGTCCCCCATCATGCTTGGTGTGGAGATTGAAGAAGCCGAGGATGCAGACTACGACGTCGTAGTTGAAGACGAAGCTGGTGAGGTTGAGACTGTACGCATACCTGAGTATCCATTCCCATTCTTTAGGGGTAAGAACGGTGGCATCTACCGCAGACCCACGGATGACGAAGCAGACCCAGAGCTTGTGTATGAGCACGACCTGTACATCATCAAGCGTTTAACCGACCCCGATATTGGGGAGACATTGCTATTCCGATTGCACCTACCCATGGACGGCATGAAAGAGTTTGCAATCCCACTCGGCGTCCTTTCATCAAAAGACAAACTGCGTGAAGCACTAGCGGCTAAGGGTGTGGGCTTGTTTAGTAAGCAAGTCGACCTCATGTGCGTGTATGTGATTACAGCAGTCAAAAACTTACAAGTTATGCGGAGAGCAGATATTATGAGAACACAGTTTGGTTGGGCCGACAATGACAGCAAGTTCATTCTCGGCGACAGAGAGATCACAAAGGACGGCGTGTACTACAGCCCGCCTTCACACATTACGAGAACGGTAGCCGAGCACCTCAACGAAGAAGGTGACTTTGACAAGTGGAAAGAAGTGTTCAACATGTACGCACAGCCCGGCCTTGAGCCACATGCTTTTGCGGCACTGACGGCATTTGGTTCACCCTTGCTCAAGTTCACCGGTATGTCTGGTGCGATCATCAACGTGATTCACAGTAGCTCAGGTTCAGGCAAGTCGACCGCGTTGTTTATGTGCAACAGCGTATGGGGTCATCCAGTTAAGAACGCCTCGATCTGGAAGGATACGTTCAACGCAAAGATGCACAGGCTCGGCGTGATGAACAACCTGCCCAACACAATCGACGAGATCACGAACACCAGCCCCATGGAGTTCTCTGACTTGGCGTACAGCATTTCGCAGGGTCGGGGCAAGAACAAGATGCGCGGCTCGGTCAACGAGGAGCGTGTCAATCTGACTAGCTGGCAAGGGATTACCCTAACATCCTCAAACGCTAGCTTCTACCAAAAGCTCGGCGCGGCCAAAGATTCTCCAGACGGTGAGTCCATGCGTCTGCTTGAGTATGAGATCAAACCTAACGGCCTGATTGATGTGCAGTTAGGCAAGCAAATGTTCGACCACCAACTGCGCGAGAACTATGGCCACGCAGGTGAAATCTATGCTCAGTGGCTCGTCAACAACTTGGAAGAAGCTAAAGACTTGGTTCGTCAGATTCAGGCTAGACTGGACAGAGACGTTAAGTTCACACAGCGCGAGCGCTTCTGGTCAGCAACTGCCGCATGTAACATTGCCGGTGGTTTGATTGCCAAGAGCTTGGGCCTGCACGACTACGACATGAAGCTAGTCTACGCATGGTTGGTTAAGATGCTTGGCGAGATGCGTGAAGACGTGAAACCCCCAATCAGCAACCCTGCTTCTACCCTTGGTGAATTCATTAACGGCAACATGAACCACGCTTTGGTTGTGAACGGTGAGAACGACGCACGAAGCAACATGATTCCTATGCCGACTATGGAGCCGCGAGGTGAGTTGTTCATACGCTACGAGCCAGATACCAAGTTGTTGTGGATTGCGGCCAAGGCGTTTAAAGACTTCTGCGTCGAGCGCCAGATTAACTACAAAGATGTACTGCGTGAGCTGAAAGAAGCCAACGTATTTAAAGAAGCAGTCAACAAGCGTATGGCTAAGGGCATGAAAGTTGTGTCTCCCGCCGTGCGTGCGCTAATGTTTGACGCATCTCAGGCTGATTTTATTCACATAGATACATCCGATGAAGATCGAGACAGTTCACTATGAGATTAACTGGGCCAAGTTCCGCAAGGGGTACTCGTTTTTTGTACCCTGCATTGATGTGCCAAAAGCCAAAAAGGAACTTGACCGAGTTGCCCGCCGACTGAAGATGAAACTACTTACGAAAGTAGTCGTAGAAGACGGCATAAAAGGTTTGCGAGTGTGGAGGCTTTGAGCTAAACTGAAGTCGTCGGCAATGCTGCTGACTTTTCATTGGTTGCCTCTCCTTTTACCCCCGGCTAATCCCCGGGGGTTTTTTTCACTTCGCCACTTCTTTCTCTTTAAGCGCTTTGCGTGATTGCTTAGCGCCTTCATAGAACAAGGCCGCATTCTTTTCGTCTAGCTCGATACCGCGCCATGACTTACCTCTAGCTTCCGAGCGAGTCTCAAGAGATTTAGCGATCTGGTCAAGATCAATGTGCATGGATGGATACATCTTGTTAAAGCGCGTGTTGATGTCCTTAGAAATCTTAGCGTACTCTTTCATGTCTTTGTTTCTGTAGACACGGTCAAGATCGTTCAACAAACCGGTGCGTTCGTTCTCAATGCGTTTCTGCACAGCCATGAGTTTGAAGTTGACCGCTTGCGCGTTTGCCAAAGGGGCGGAGCGCAGACCAATAGCTTGCCCGTACAACTCCCACTGGGTAAACGCTTCAGGCTTAGCAATCACCGCGCCTTTGTTATCTTTAGCGCCCTCAGTTGCATACTTGTTAGCAACCAAGATATTACGTGCGATTGCCGGTGCTACTTTTTCAAGCCCCTTCTGTGTATCTCCGTGAGAGAAAGCATCGTAAGCATCGGCCCAGTTCAAGATCATGTTTGCACCGGGGCCAGCACGTTCCAAAGCTCGAGCAATTACTTCCTCACGCGCAGTCTTGGTTTCTTTGGTGTCGCGGAACCACATATCGTTCAAGCTAGTGCGGGTAGCAAAGTCAAGTCCTGTAAGTTTATTGAGCGCGCCGCGAGCAACCAGATCACTCAGGTCACCCAACTTGTAGCCGCCGACAGTCACATCACCGAGCACTTCAGGTAGGTAGACTTGTGAGAACCATGTCTCACGGTCGAGGTCTTTGAGTCCTTGCGGACGCTCTTTGTCTTCCCATGCCCAACTTAACAAAGCCATAACTGCGCTGTACAAAGGCAGGCCGGTAATACCAGCAATCAAAGTTGTACTGCTTAGCGTACCAAAGAAAATCTTAAATGCCTCGGCCTTGCCTTCTTGGTTCAGCACAGGAATCATGCGGTAGAAGTTGCGCAACAACATCGTGGTGACGTTGAGTGCATACGTTGTGAACTGCAAAGCAAGACGACCACCGGGGGCTTTCATCAACTCAGACTTAGCGTAGTCGGCAAAGTTACCTTGAGATTCGTTGGTATCCGCAACCGCTTGGTCGACAGCCTGTTCACGAGTTTTACCGTTGCTAATACTGAGACGGTAGGAAGTCAAGTAAACAATCTCGCGTGAGATTCGGTCGGCGGAGTGCAACAAACCAAAAGTCATGGCAGTTGCCGCAACCTTGGCCTTCTCCGTTTTGGACATCACTTCTTCTGTTGACTTAGAGTTGAACTCAAACAACTCACTTGCGTAGGTGGAGGATGTCACAGCACGCAGACGCATCTGCTTCACAGCCCATTTTTCATCTTCGTTCAGCGCAAGTGCTTTAGAGTTTTCGATAGTTGGCATTACCCATGCCGTAGTACCGTCGAGGCGTTTCTTTGTAACCGCATACTCATCCCAGAACTTGGACATTCTGCCGAGCTCGTACGCAGTCTTAGCGTAGCCGTGGCGTGCACCCAAGATAACCGCACCAGTCTGCATAATACTGATTGGCTGAATAAGCGCGGTGGATGGGCCAGACAAGTAAGTGATAGCCGACAACCTATTGATGATTGTGGCAAACGAATCAAATTTGGTACGCTCTCTAGGGTTCAGAGTAGACATCACCCTGCGCTCCATGTCGTCCACAAACGGCTCAACTTCTGGGCGGCCTTTGGCCGAGTCCCTTGCGGCGGAGATAGAGTTGCGCAACTGTGGCGAGTACTTCAGCTTGGCCAACTGCAGTGCCATCTTTACAGAGGTCTCGTTGAACCCACGCAGTACGTCAGTACTGAAACCCGTCACGTTCTTACGCTCAATGAACTGACCACGGAATGAACCTTCTGGCATTGTGCGCAGGTACAGCTCATACACAGAGTCTTTCAAATTCTCTTTAGCGTTAGGGTCAGTGTCCTTGACGGCATCAATTGCGGCAAACACATCTTTGAGTAGGTCACTCTTTTGATACGTAGTCTTGCGCAGATCGCTAATGTTGTTGCCTGTCACAAAGTCTGTAGTCGGCACGCCACGCTCGCTGGCAATTTCTTCCGCAAGGGCATCACGCTCCGTCATTGAGGGGCGCATGTAGAACTCACGCTTGTCACCCTTACCGATAGACAACCAGTATGGGCCTTCACGAGTCAGAGGGAAGTAAGGAACAATCCGTTTGCCTGCTTCGTAGATTTGCTTAATACGCGCCAT